CTCAAGTGAATTAACACCGGGTTGGTCTGCAGGCCAGCGATCAACTTCTATGAGGTGATCTGCTTCTGATGCCGGCATGCCGCACCAATGGCAAAATGGGTTTTCTGCTAGCAGTATGCGCTTATTCTTTTTGTATTCCGCGCTGCTTCGAGCACGTGGGCCTTGTTGTTTACTTGGCATTACTCACGCGCCTACGGCTTGTGCTAGCGCCGCGCTTGCGCGCGTTGCTCGTGTTGTTGGTTGGTTACTTATCATGTCGGGCTAATCCTTGTGCGTGTGTTTGTTATGTGTATGTCAATGCTTACACCATGTAAAGCCTAATGCGCTAAAGCCCCACCCACGGGGTTGCCCTAACCCGTACCCACTTAACTAACTATTGGCTGATTATGTTTACAGCCTGCCGCGCCATTGGCCCGGTCATTTCATCGCGCATGATTACGGGCATAGCGCACTACCTACGTTGCCGTATGTTCCCAACTACCGTGCAACGGGCTTAGGGCTTGGCTAGTCCTAGACGCTTACGCGCTGGCTAGAAAACGTATGATTACTGGCAACTGGTTAGGCCGCCACACTTGCACAATTACGCCCGCTTTATCTAAACGCTCGAGCCATTTCTCTTGTGTTTTGCGTACTACGCCTACATCGGTTTTAAGTTCTGCGAAAACTAGCACACCCTTGCTATTGAGTAACACCAAATCGGGAAACCCGCTATCGCCTTGTATGTGTGTAGCCCATTTGCCGCGCCTGTTCATTGCTGGTAGGTCATGGTGAACTAGCCAGCCGTACCGGGTAGCGATCTCTATAACGCTGTTCTTAAATTGCGCTTCAAGCATGCCCATTGGTTGCCTCGTAATGCTTGTGTATTGTTTTTGCCCAAATGTCATTAGACAAATGTTCAGTAGCCCAACGCAAATGGCTTACCACTTTGTCTTTGCCTAGGTAATCGGCTGTGTGTTGCATTTCCTCAATCAGGCGCACCATGCGAGTAAGTAGTTCTAATTGCTGTCCAATAGTCATTTGCTACCCCCACGTTTACGGCCATTAACTCGGCGTGGGTCATCAAATAACGCAATACACAAAGTAAGAATTAAACCAACGCCAATAAGTAAAAAATTGAAATACAAAAACCATTTAATAAAGTTCATTAGTCAGCCTTGCTACTTGGTAGATGCTTTAACGCGTCAATAACCTGCGTAGCCTGTTCAGGGTTCAATGTCTCGAGCGTCACCGCGTCACTATTTAACGTGGCTGCAATGTAATCGTGCAGCGCTGGCTCATCAAACCCCGCGCCTTTAGCCAACGATTTAATAAAGTAAACCTGTTTTTGGCTGGCCTGTTTAGGGTGAGCGCTTGAGGTTTCACGCCTTATAGGTGCTATTTGTGCATCGGGCTTTTTAAGGTCTTGCCGCGCTTCAATTTCGTTACGGCTGGCAATGCTTTTGTTTATGCCAAACCCCATGTAACCCAACGCACGGCCTAACGCGCTAGTCATGCCCACCATAAATTCGCTGTTTTTTGTGTACGGGGTTTTGCCCGGGTAAGGCTCGGCAGCTGTAGCAATGCTTGGGATTAGATCGCTGGCGTCGCGCCAAACGGTAATTGTGCAACGGTAAAACGTCGAGCCATCAGGCATCGTTACTACCTCGGCTGCGGTTTCTTGTATGCGTAAATCGGGGTAACGCTTTAACGCTTCACTTAAGCGGGTTGGTACATCTACGTAATTGTCAATGTTAAACGCCATGTCGGGTGCCTTTACAGTTAGTCGGGTTAGTTAGTTATTTATAGCAGATGCGTATAGCGCGGTTGCGGGCAACATTTCCATAGGCCATAACTCGGCTTGTGGCATGGCGTAGCACGGTAAGGGTAGATCAGTAGCCCAACGGCCAGCGGTGTTGCAGCGTTTAAGGTTTGACCAGCCGGCAAGGTTTACGGTAAATGTGTCGCGGTCAATGATCGCCAAAATGTATAGGCCGTTTTTATCCTCGGCGTGTGTAAGCAAACGCCCGTTGGCATGGTATGTGGCGCGCACCTCGTAACCTGCTACGTCGTTGGCTTTAGGGTCGTAGGCGGTAAAGCCCCATTCGACGCCGAGGTATGCAGCTACGGCCTGTTCGCCGTAACAGCCTTTTAGGTGTCGGTCATAACTTGTACTGGCTACCGGCACGTTGTAGCGGTTTTTCATTTTGCCCGCTTCACATTCCATAGCCTTTTTGTAGGCCACGTCGCGCGCATTTAATACCTGTTTAGGTGTAAGCGTAATTAGCGTCATTTCAGCCGCCTAACGCCTCTACAGCCTCGCTAATGGCCTGCCAGCCTGCCTCATCACCGCTTAGGTCTAGGTCAGTTGCTAACAGTTTTAAGCGCGCTATTAGGTCTGCGTGCTTGGGCTTGTAGGGGATATGTGCGGGTCTGCATATTTCGTCTATTAGGTCAAATACGGCCATTTGGTGTTTTGCCATTGCGTTTGCTGTTGGGTCTAGCATGCGTCGGGTTTCCTCGCTTAGGGTGTTGTCGGGGTAGGGCTGTTCGTGCATTTAGTTTGCTGTTTTCCATGGTAGCCAACCGCTGTTACGCCAAATAGCAACCATGGCTCGAGTGTTTACGGTTGGGTCAAATAGATCGCTGCACGTTTCTACGATGCCTTTAGCCTGCAACCAACCGGTAGGCCAATACTGGTTAGGCCGGCACCAATAGCCGTTAATTTGGTAAATGGAATAACTGCCCCCGTTTGTGTCGTAGGCGTTAAACGCATCACTTGTGCATCGGCTCTCGCGATTAGCCACTTTTAGCGCTGTTTCTAACTGATCTTGAGGTAAACCCTCGGCTAGGGCTAATACGGCTACCTGCGTGCATGTGTTCACGTATGCGGGCATTGTGGTAGTTGGTGGGGTTGCCACGTAAACGGTTGTAGGGCTTACGGGGCGGTCTTGTGTTGGGTCTGTAGGCATTGGCAACAGGTATGCAATGCCGGCAGCTGTAAGAGTAAATAGCGCGGTAAACGCGGCTTTAAGTGCAAAGGTCATAGTTTCTCTAACTGGTAGGGCGTTTGCCATGTACCGCCGGCAATGGTCTTAAACGCAAGTTGGCTGGCTAATACTTCAAGGGTGTCAGGGTTTCTAAAAATCTGTACTAATACTTCGCGCCCGTTTTCTAGTTTGCCTACAAATGCTTCATAGGTAAAAGTTTGTAGTTCAGTCATGCGCGGTAAACCTCTTTTCGTCGGTACAAAAACGGTAGTAGGCGCGTGTTACGCGGTGGGGGATACTGGCGCAAGCCCTTGCAAGTATTGGGTTACCGCTGCAGGTACTTTGTCACCGGGCCAGTAAAACCAATGCCACGGCTCGGCTGGCATTACCTCAAGTGACCAACCAAACTTAGGGCCAACCTCACACATAAACTCAAACGTGGCGCCCGACATGTTCGCAAAATCACAGGCCAAACCAAGGTTATGCCGGCTGGTACCCGGTACGGCCATTGGCGCATTGCCCGGCTTTAGGTAATAGTTTTTGTTTTCGTACACTCGAGGTTTAACGCCCTCTATTGGTGCCAGTTGGTAACGCGCTAAAAACCCTTGGCGTTGTAACGCAATGCTGCGGTATGTATCGCCCGCGCTGGTTGGCTTAAATTGTTTAATGCCCTCAGCAAATGCGGCAGCTCTAACGGCGTTGTATGCGTTCGCTGCTAGCGGGTGCAGTTTGCCAAACGGTTTAACGTCTATTAGCAGGCTGGCGGGTAGTTCACCCGGTTTAACATGTGCCAAGTTGCTTGGCAGTACCAGTTTTTTAATCGGTGGGTGCATTGGTGCCGGGTTTACTCTTAAGGCCGTTAGACGCAACTAGCCCGCTAAGTGTGCCAGTAAGGAAAACTAGCAACGTGCTTAAAAGGTCAATTAGTTGCGCGTCGGTGGGGGCCTGTTCGGTTGGCTGGTCTACAAATAAAATGCCGTAGATAAATGCCATAACGGTAAAAGAAAAGCATAATGCCATTAAACGGCCCACAAAAACTATTAACCCTGCGTGGTGTTGTTCCGGTGTCTTAATCACAAGCGGCCTTTGTAAAACATTGGTACTCGATATTCGTTTTAGAAACTGTGCAACCACTACAACCCCAAACTACTACGGCGATTAAAACGACGTAACCAAACATATAACGCCATTTCATTAACTTAGTAGGGCGGCTACTTCGTCGGCAGTAAGTCCAAGTTTTGCTAATACGGCTTCTTTTGCTGTGGCTTTAGCAACTTCGGCTTCTGCTTCGTTTTTTGCTTCGGCTTGGATTAACTCGTAATTTGTTTGTTCATCGGCTGTCATTTGGCGTTCGATAACTTTGCCTGTTTCGTGGTCATAAACATTTATTTTCATTATGCTTTCCCGTATCCGTAAACCGAAACATTGGCGGTAAATGTTCCTGATGATGGTGTCAAAATAAAGCCTGTGTAGTTTCGTGCAACGTCTTGAATAAATCCACCCGAAGCAACCCAAGCGCTATAAGAGTCAGATACTTGTGCCAATGCAACAGGTTTTTGAGTTGCGCTTACTGCAACGCCTGAAATGTTCAATTTCGCCGCGCCAGCAGATGTGCTGGTATTCCAAACACACAAGCCAGCAGAAGCCGCGCCATTATCAACGGTCATAAGCGCAACTGTGCTACTGGCTGGGTTGCCATAAACAAACGAACCAAAATAACTCGCGGCTTGTGTTGTTGGTCCTGCGTAACGGTATTGAAAACGCAACCTTGCACTAGCCACCGATCCATAGCATTGTTCAACCAAAACCAAATAGTTTTCGTAGGTGCTAGTAAATACGTTGTCGAATGCTTGCGATGAAGAACCTGACACAGCGACACGGCTAATAAGTTGCAAACCGTTATTGGCTTGCAAGGTTGTCATTTGTGCAGCGGTAAGCACCTGACCTGCGGTAAATGTTTGTAAAGCCATAGTCCTACTTTATCCTAAAACTGGTTGCGGGTCTTGTATGTCTAATTTTCCGTAAATCGGGTCATTGAGTATGAACTCGTAAACGATAACGGTAGGCGCCGTGTAGTAGGTGACGCGATGCCCGGTTACAAAATCTAAACGATGCTCTATGCCCTCGACGCTTAATTCCTGTGCTACCTGACCGCCGGCGATGGTGTTAGTTATTGTTATCGTGTCACCAATATCTATTAGGGCTAGGTTTTCGCGCTGTGCTGTGGTCAGCATTAGGTAATCGGTTTGTACCCCGGTAAACGTGGCGTCGGGTTCCCCGACTAGCAGGTAACTGGCAAGCGTGGCAGCTGCCGCGTCATTGTGTAGCAGGCTGTCACCGATGCTTATGGTTTGGATTAGGTATTTTGCTTGGCTGGCTAGATCGTCGGCAACCTCGGGGCTTGTAGCGCCTAGGTGTTGCACGCTGGCGCGGTTCACGATTTGATCGGCGTTATAGGTTATGGCCAAATTGTTGTACGGGGTTTGGGTGCCGTCATCGTGAAAATCGGCAACGCTACCGCTAAGGGTATTACCTATTCGAGGGTCACTATTCAACACCCCTGTACGCGACATAAAAATACGGCCCTGCTCGGCAGCCTGTATTTGGTCAATGTAAGCCTTTACGTTTGTGCCGCCAGCAACCGTGTAGGCAGCCGCCCCACCGAGGGTTTGTGTGCCAGTGGAAATGTCACGGCTTAAAGCCGGGTAAGCAACCTCGGGTAAATCTAATACTGCCGATAGCCGGGCGCTACTTAGTTCCTCGGATACGTTAAATTCATTCATTACGGTTTGGGCTAGTAAGTAGAAATCGTCAGCGCAATAAACGGTAACGACGTTATTTCCGCCCAATTCATACGAATAGTCATAATTGACGATCTGCCCAACGAACAACGCTATAAAAGTGTTGGTGCTGTCGTAACGCCCAAACGAAACTCGACGCAATGGCGCAAGGGTAAACTGCCCTGCAGGGTCTACAAACGGGCTAGAGGTATACAGCGGGTTTAATATGCCACCCGCCAGCGTGTCGTCAAGGGTAAACGTCATGGTGCCAGCGCTAAACTGATCGCCTATTTCCCTACGCCCACGATTAACGCTAATGCCTTTGCTGTATTCCATCATTGGCGCAAATTCGGTTACACCATCTAGCACGTACTCGGTGTTATTAAGCACCCCGCGCACGCTGCTATCCAAGGTAAACGCGTTGAGCATAAACCCGGTATCTATAAATAGTTCATAATCACCGCTGGCAACTACCGAGGTAGCCATTATGCAACCGCGATATTTGCCGGGCCTGCAGCCCTGTTGTATGCACGTATTGAGTTAATAATTACTTCGCCAGTTTGTGCACTTGGCACAAGGGTAGACAAGTTAATAGTTATGTCACCGCCGCCAGTAACGCCGTAACTTTGCCCAGCTGGTAGTGGGGTAACTGAGGCAACCTGTGGGCGTGTAATTGCTTCGCTGAACCCCGCGCTAATGCCTTTAATGTCAGCAATTTTGAGGCCCTTATTTTTAAGCCGTTTTTGTGCCTCATCAAATGCCGCCTCAACACCCTGCAAATATGACTTAGCGTTATCCACGCCAGCGCCAAACCATGCTGTAGCAGCCTGCTGCCCGATGGTTGCAGCTGCGTTATCGGCAGCCATAACTAGATCGTTGGTTTCTTTAATTGCATTAACACCGCCAGCGATCAACTCGGCTGCAATGGCCGCGCCGCTTTCCCCGCCAGCGTCGAGCACGGCCTGTAATGCCTGTTGGCTTAAGCCCATTTCTAATAGCGTTTTAACGTCTTTGCCGTACTTAACTACGCCGGCTACCTGATCGCGCAAACCTTGTAAAAACCCTTGGCCTGTTTCATCGCCAGCCTCTTTAGCGTCAGCAAAACTAAACGCGTCTTTAATGCTGTCGCTTACCTCTGTTGCAAAATCACTAAACGCTGTTTGCGCGTCTATTAACTGTGCCTGTGCGTCGGCTAGCGCGGCTTCTAAATACTTCTTTAACGCGTCGGCGGCTTCTTTTACTTTGTCTGCCATTTTCTTAGCGGCGCCACCTGTTTTTTCTAGTTGGTCAGGTAGTGGGCCAAGGCCCTTGTTTATTTCGCTGAGTTGCGGGCCAAACGGTTTAATGGTTTCTACGCTGGTTTTTGTTGCAGCCTTAAACGCCATAAACGCACCCGCGGCAACTACTAGCCCGGCAGCAATAGCGGCAGCACCAACGCCAATGGTTAGCGCGGTGTTAGCGGCTGCAGCTGAGGCAGCAAGTGACCAGTTAAGCGCGGTGGTTACCACGGTTACCGCGTTAGCAATTACTTGCGCGGCCTTAAACCCGATAAGCGCGGTAGCAATGGCGGCAATAGCGGTGCCTACAGCCATAAGGGTACCTACGTGATCTTGCGCCCAATTACCAAAACTAATTAGGTATGGCAGTACGGCCTCAACGGCTGGCAGGATAGCCAACCCGATTGCTTCGGCTGCTTCACTTAGCGCGACGTTTAAGCGCTTAAATTTACCCTCTGCCGTGTTCGCTGCAACGGCTGCCGAGCCGCCAAACGTGCGCGACAATTCAGCCATAACCTCATCAAGGCTGGCACCGTCTTTAATCATTGAGTACAACTGTGGCGATAACTGGCGCAACGCCTTAAAGTTGCCGCCATACGCTTTGCTTAACGCGTCGCTTACTGTTGCTAGGTCTGCACCTGTGCCGGCCGAAACGTCGAGTGCTAATGCGAGTGCATCGTTAGCCTGTGCAACGTCTTGCGTACCTAAAACGAGTGAGGCCATCGCGGGGCGTAACTGATCGTCAGCAACACCGGTAGCCATAGCCATAGCACTAATTGACTTTTCGGTAGCGCTAATTTGTGCGTCGGTTGCACCTACGACGTTTTGCAATGTCTTTGCTAGTTGGGCTTGCGCGGCGCTGTCCTCTATGGCGGCTTTAACGCTGAAACCAGCAGCCGCGGTGAGGGCACCCATGGCAGCAACGGCAGGTATAAACGCTTTGCCCGCAATGAACCCGGCACGCTCTGAGGTGGTTTCTAGTTTCTTTAGTTGCGTTAAGGCTTTAGCAAACCCGGTACCGTCAAGGCTTGAAATAATCGGTATGTTAATTGCCACGGTTAAAACCTAATTTCATATTGGTGCGCCGGGCAACGTCGTTAATTACTAATTCTACTTTGGCTTCTACTGCTTCACGGTTATTAG